AGTTGCAGGGACATATCCGGCAGCTTCATCTACCTTCGGTATTGTTGAGCAAGATGGCGGTGGAGCCACTTTAGGGCTACCTATTTTAACGGCATCCGCTATTCCCGGTAGCGTATCTACACCGCTTCGCCAATGCCGTATGACCGCTGTAGGGACAGTAGTTGCGGCAGGCACCGCATTTATTCAACCAACGTGGCGGTCTGGAAGTGTCACAAGCGGCGCAACCATAGACGTAACCATCCGCTTTGCTGCCCCGCAGACAGAACTTGGCACCTTTCCCACCAGCCCGATCTTCCCCGCTGTTGGGTCGCCTGCTGCTTCCACGCGCAGCTTTGATACCGCTGCTATGTCCGTAGCTTTTGGTTCTAATTTTACTTTATTAGAGGAATTTCAAACAACAGGAAGATTTGCTTCTGTTGGTGGAAGTATCAACCATTATATTAGTGCTGACGATGGGACTGTTACAAATAGATTTTCAATTCAGCAACGGACAGAAGCATCAGCTTTGATTGGTCTTGAATTGAACATAGGTGGAGTTATCACCGCCTTACCAAAGCAACCTTTAACAGTTGGTGCGATACAAAAACATATTGGCGCATATTCAAATGGCGATGTTGCCTATGTTGCAAATGGTGGTTCTGTGCAAACACAATCAGGTTTAACTTTACCAGCATTAACTCGGCTTCACATACAAAACCCAGGCAGCGCCCCCGCTGGTTCTGTCACTTATGTGCGCCGTGTGGCAGTGTATCCATCACGCCTTTCCAACGCCACGCTTCAGGCGCTCACCGCATGACCTGGACCTACACCTATCACCGCTTCACCAATCGCGCGGCGTTTGACGCGGCGTATGATGCGGCAGGCTTGCCGCGTGAGAATGGGCAGATCGCCCCGCCTGAAACCGTGGCGCTGGATGTGATCGGCGCGCTGCATGACCCGGCCGAGTTCAACGCGCTGGGCATCGTGATCAAATTGCCGGTTTTGCTGACCGGCTTTCATGTCAACGCGGCCTGGTCCGGTGAAGTGCCGGCGCCGTTCCGTGCCAGTCGCATCTCACCTGCCACACCTCGGAGGGTTTTCGCGTAATGTCGCACGAACCCGATGACCTGGATTACGATACGCCCGCCGGCAAATACCGCCGTTGGCTGATCGAGATCGAGCAGGCCGACAAATGGTGCCATGATTGGCACGACACGGCCCGCCGCTGCCTGCGCCGGTATCGTGACGAGCGCCGCAATGCCGCGTCTTCCGATGACGGCGAGCGGCGCATCAATATTTTCTGGTCCAATGTGGCGACGCTGCAGCCGGCGCTTTATGCGCGCCGCGCCAAGCCTGTGGTGGAACGGCGCTTCAAGGACGCCGACCCCATCGGCAAGACGGCGGCCGAAGTGCTGGAGCGCGCGGTCACTTTTGCGACCGATAGCGAGCAATTTGACGAGGTTATCAAGCAAGCGCGCGATGATCGGCTGATTGTTGGCCGTGGCACGGCTTGGGTGCGCTATGTGCCGCACTTCCAACAGATGCAGCCGCCGACGCCCGCTGATGGTGTTGGCATCACGGATGACGCTTCCGAATACGAGGCTGAAGCGCCCGAACAGCCCGGCGATATGCTGGTGTTCGAGGAAGTGGCGCATGATTATGTTGCCTGGGCTGATTTCCTTATGTCGCCCGCCAAGACCTGGCGTGAAGTGCGCTGGGTAGCGCGCCGGGTGCAAATGACGCGGCACGAATTGGCGGAGCGGTTCGGCGAGGAAATCGGCCGGGCCGTGCCGTTGGCCGCGCGCTTGCAGCAAGACAACTCCGACACGCCAGAAGCGCGCTTCCGTGATGGCTTGGCCGCGCGGGCCGAGGTCTATGAGATTTGGGACAAGGCCGAGCGCAAGGTGTGCTGGATTGCCAAGGGCTATGAGGCGCCGTTGGATGAGCGCGACGATCCGCTGCGGCTGCGTGAGTTCTTCCCTTGCCCGAAGCCTTTGTTTGCCACCACGACGACCGATAGCCTGATCCCGAAGCCGGATTTCCTGCTTTACAAGGATCAGGCGAATGATTTGGATGATGTCACCTATCGCCTGTCCAAACTGACCGAGGCGTGCCGGGTTTCTGGCGTTTATGACGCATCGCAGGACAGCAGCCTTGGGCGGTTGTTCCAAGAGGGTGGCGACAATAAGCTGATCCCGGTCAACACCTGGGCGGCCTTTGCCGATAAGGGCGGGCTGCGCGGTGTCATGGATTTCGTGCCGCTGGATGGGGTGATTGCCACCATCCGCGAATTGACGGCGCGTGAGCAGGCGCTCAAGGCGCAGATTTACGAGGTGACGGGTATTTCAGACATTGTGCGGGGTTATTCCGCACCATCTGAGACGGCCACGGCGCAGCAGATCAAGGGCCAATTTGCTGCGTTGCGCTTGCAGGAACAGCAGGCCGAGGTAGCGCGGTTTGCGCGTGATTTGATTGCGATGACGGCGGAGATCATCGCCGAGCATTTCCAGCCGCAGACGATTGCGCTGATGTCTGGCTTGCAGGAGCAGGCGCCGGAGTTCCAGCAGGCCTTTCCTATGGCGGTGATGCTGCTGCGCCAAGACGCCATGCGGAGTTTCCGCATTGAGATCGAGACGGACAGCACGATTGCCGTTGACGAGCAGGGCGACAAGCAAGCCGCGACCGAGTTTCTGACCGCGATGGGCAATTATATGGCGACCAGCCTGCCCATGGCGCAGCAGGCGCCGGAATTGTTGCCGGTGGTAGGGCAAGGCGCGGTATTCTTGGCGCGGCGCTTTCGGGCCGGCCGGCAATTGGAAGGCGCCATTGATCAGGCGTTCCAGGCGTTGCAGCAGCGCGCGCAGCAGATGCTGCAGCAGCAGCCTGACCCGGCCACGCTGAAGGCGCAGGCTGATGAAAAGCGGCTGGCGCTGGAGGCGGATATTAAGGCGCGTGAATTGGCGTTGCGTGAGCAGGAATTGACCTTCAACGCGGATTTGAAGGCCCGTGAGATGGGCTTGCGTGAGGCGGAAATGGCGCAGGCGGCGACCATTGAAGCGCAACGCTTGCAGGATGGCCAGGCGGCGCGGGCTGAAGCGCGCAAGGATGCGTTGCTGCCTGACCGCGAAGCAATGCTTGGAGAGAGCGAGGCGCAAATGCGAGAATTGGCAGCGGCTTTGGCGGCGTTGGGCCAGAGCCTTGAAGCGATGCAACAGCAACACGCCAGCACGTCGCAAATGCAGGCGCAGGCCTTGGCGCAATTGGCGGCTTCCATGACGGCGCCGAAGCGCGTGGTGCGGGGGGCTGATGGTCGCGCCATGGGCGTTGAAACCGTATTCAATTGATCGGCGGGGTTTAGGTTATGGCCGTGCAGCTTTCCGTTGCCGTGCGTAATGCGCGGTTGGACGCGATTGAAACGACCGCCGGCGCATCGGCGGTGATGAAGATTTTCACGGGCAGCGCGCCCGCTAATTGTGCGGCGGCAGATAGCGGCACCGTGCTGGCGACGATCAATCTGCCGTCCGATTGGATGGCCGCCGCAAGCAGTGGTAGCAAGGCAAAAAGCGGCACTTGGCAAGACCTAAGCGCCGATAACACCGGCACGGCGGGGCATTTTCGCGTGTACGACAGTAGCGCCACGACATGCCACATTCAAGGCGTAGTATCGGCCAGTGGTGGCGGTGGCGATTTGATTGTGAGTTCTACATCGTTTACGGCGGGGCAGTCCTTCACGGTCAATACGTTTACCCTGACGGACGGGAACGCATGATCCTCCTCACCTCCACCTCCGATAAAATCCGCCTTGTCACGGATACGGCGGGGGATATTCGCGTTCAGGCGTCCTATGTGGATTTGTCGGGAACCACGGTCACGCCGGGGCGGCTGAATACCGCGATTGCCACTGATACCACGACAGATGTTGTTTTATCGCCTGCGTCATCCACGCAGCGGAACGTGAAATTCCTCAGTATCTGGAACGACAGCGCAAGCGCAGCGAACAAGATCACGGTGCTGCATACTGATGGCACGACTGCGGTGGACCTGTATCAAGTGTCGCTGCCCGCACAGTCCGGCGTTGTGTATCTGGATGGGCAGGGCTGGACGCTGTACGGCAATACGCGCCCGACCAATATCCAGACTTTCAGCGCAAACGGCACTTGGAACAAGCCAACCAATTTCACACCCAAGATAGTGCTGGTTCGCATCTGGGGCGCAGGCGGCGGTGGCGGTGGCGGGGCTTCGCTTTCTACTGCGGCTATCACCAAAGGCGGCGCTGGCGGGGGCGGCGGATGCCGCGTTGAGTTTATCTTCACCGCTGATGCGCTGACCAATTCCGTATCTGTCACCATTGGCGCTGGCGGTTCTGCTGGTGCTGCTGGCGCGGCTGGCGGCGCTGGCGGCAATGGCGGCGCGGGCGGCAACTCGACCTTCGGCAGCTACCTGACCGCTTACGGTGGCGGCGGCGGTGTGGGCGGGCAAACTTCGGCTGTTGCTACGGGTAGCGGCGGCGGGGGCGGATGCCATGCTGCGGGCGGTTCTGGTTCTGGTGGTACGGTTGGCACTGGCGGGCTACCAACGGGCGGTGGACCGGGCATTGGTGGTCAAGGCATTACCGGCAGCGCCACATCTGGCGGCACAGCACATTATGGCTGGGAAGGCGGTGGCGGTGGTGGTGGGTCAGCAAACACCCCGGCTGGCGTTGCTGGTGGCGGTTCGGTTTGGGGTGGCGGGGGCGGCGGTTCTGGTGGACATCGTAGCGCAACACCCGCAGTTGTCGTAGCCACTGCGGGCGGCGGCGCCAATTCCGCCGTAGGTGGCGGCGGCACGGCTGGGGCGTCTGGCGCTACCCCCACCCCTGGAACCCAAGGCGCTGCAAGCAACAATGTTGTCGGCGGTCAAGGCGGCGGTGGCGGCGGTTCCACAGTGACGGCTTCCACTTCTGGCGCTGCTGGTGGTGCTGGCGGGCAAGGTGGTGGCGGTGGCGGCGGTGGGGGTGCTGGTAATAACCCCGGCACTGGCGGTGCAGGCGGTGCTGGTGGTGATGGTTATTGCGTTGTGATGTGCTGGTGACGCGCCGTGATCCTGCTTACATCCACGTCCGATAAAATCACGGTCACAACGGGCGCAGCCGGAACGATTGGGGTTTTTGCGTCTTGGGTTGATTTGAATGGCACCACGGTTACGCCTGACCGCGCCAATTTTTCAATCACGAGCGCGACAACCACGGATGTTGTCGCGTCTCCGGCGTCAAGCGTCACGCGCAACGTCAAGCTGCTGTCTGTCTGGAATGACGGCGCCACGCAGGATGTTTCGATCACGCATACCGATGGCACTACGGCGGTTGATTTATGGGCAGGGTCTATTCCCGCGCAATCCGGCGTGGCGTTTGATGAGGCGTGCGGCTGGAAAATCATCGGGGCGGAAACACCCGCTGATATTCAGACCTTCACCGCGCCTGGTGGTCGCTGGATCAAGCCGACTTCTTTTCAGCCGTCGTGGATTTTGATGCGCGTTTGGGGCAGTGGTGCCGGTGGTGGGGCTGGGGGTTCTCTCGCGACCGCTGTTGTGGCCAAGGGCGGCTCTGGCGGCGGCGGCGGCGCAATGGCAACCGCCATAATCCCAGCGGATTTCGTGCCGGATTTTCTCAATGTTGCTATTCAGTTTGGCGGTCTTGGTGGGCTTCCCGGCGCCGCTGGCGCTGCGGGTAGTGATGGTAACAACGGAAGCTCGTCTTTCGTAATCCCTGCACATTCTAATCCAATACTTGCGGCGGGTGGTGGAACTGCTGGTCGTGGTGGGGCTATCACCGCCGCCTCTACCTTGGCTGGTGCTGGCGCATCGGCGCATTCTACTGGCGGTGGAAATATTACGGGTCCAGGGTACTCAATGATTGGGACCAGTGCCTCTTCCGGGGCTGCTACTAACGGTCCCGCATGGGAAGGCGGCGGCATGGGCGGCGGTAGCAACGCCACGCCACTGTCTTTAGCTGGCGGCACATCGCGCTTTGGCGGCGGCGGTGGTGGATCAGGTGGGCATCATAGCGCCACGCCAGCGGTGGTTGACGCATCTGCGGGCGGTTTAACAGGTCCAACCGTAGGCTCTACCGCGTCAGGCGGTGGCGGCGCTGCGGGAACGTCTGGCGCAACACCAACGGCAGGCACAAACGGCGCTGATGGAACTGCCGAATACGGTGGGCAAGGCGGCGGCGGTGGCGGTTCCACGGTTGCCGCGTCAACTTCTGGCGCAAACGGCGGTGATGGTGGTCGCGGCGGTGGCGGTGGCGGCGGTGGGGGTGTTGGGATGAACCCTGGCCTCGGTGGACGCGGCGGGCAAGGTGGTCACGGATACGGATGGATTGCGACATGGTGAAAGCGGGCGAGAAGCGTTTTGCATTGGTGCGGGATGCGGATGGGCTGGTGGTGAATACCTGCGTGTGGGATGGCGTCACGCCTTGGAATGATCTGCCCCCAGGAATTAATGACATTGAATGCCCGGCCTATGTGGGGCCTGGCTGGCGGTATGTTGGCGGTGAATGGCTTCCGCCTGAACCGCCGCCCGAGCCGCCGCCTGAATAATGGCGCGCACCGGCACATTTGACCCTCAGATACAGGCGCTTGCGTGGTTCGACACACAGGCGTTTGCGGAGGGTTGGTTTGCAGATGATCTTATTCCGCCGACAAACACAGGTATTACCGGCGATTTAACTGTTACGCTTGCCGATGTTACGCTTTCGGCGGATGGCACGGTAGCCAATGGCGCATCAGGCGACTTGGCCGTTACGCTGGCGCCGGTGGCTTTGGCCGCCGATGGCACGATAACACAACCGGGCATCACGGCGGACTTGGCCGTGACGCTGCAAGACGCCACCTTGGCGGCAAGCGGCACGGTTCCGGCAGGTGAACAGACGCGCGGTGGGTTCTACAGCAAGCAAGACCGCAAGCGCTTAGAGCGCCTGGCGCAACTGCAAGCGCAACGGCGCGACCGCCAGCGCGATGAGCAAGACATTTTCCGCAACGCCTTGGGCGCCGCTTATGACGCGGCCCTGGGGCTTGTGGATGAACCGGCGGCAGAAACCCGCGCCGAAGTGCGGGAAGCCATTGCAGAGGCAGCGCAAGCGGCGCCTGAGCCTTACCGGGCGGAAGTGCAGCGGCTGCGCGACTTGGCGCGGCAAGCCGAGACGCTGGCACAGATTGAGCGCGTGGTGACACGCATCGCGGCCATCCAGGCAAGGGCGGAAGCCGACGCCGATGATGATGACGCCGTGCTGATGTTGATGGGGTAGCATGAAACGAAAATTCGTGTGGTTCCAGGGTGATTGGCGCGACGTGACTAATGCCAAGCGCCCGCCTTCCGTTGCGCCTTACATCATGAGCGACAGCATGGCGGCGTGCTTTCACCCGGCCACGGGCGAAATGATGGACAGCAAAAGCGCCTTTCGCCGCGTCACGCGTGAGCATGGCATGGTTGAAATGGGCAATGATGCGCCGGCCATGACAGCGGCCGCGCATGATACGCGCAGCGTCGCGCAAGACGTGGCGCAGGCCTACCAGATGCTTGAACAAGGCTACACGCCGCCGCCGGCCGAGAGTGCCGGAAGCCTAGACGGCGCCAGCGTCGAAACGCGGCTTTTCACCTAACACAAGGACATTCACATGACGCTTTCGGACAGCGGAGCCGCAGACGCGGTGCCCGCCGATGATCTGCGCGCTGATCTCGACGCCGCTTTTTCCAGCATGGCCGGCGATGACCAGCCCGCCGCCAGCACCGATACAGAAGCGCAGCCGCGCCGCGATGACGCGGGCCGGTATGCCGCCGAAGAACAACCCGCCGAAGACGCGCCAGAAGCGCCCAAGGCGGAAGGAACCAAGGACGAAGCCCAGCCGACCGAAGGCGACAGCACCGCAAAGGTTGCACCGCCCGAAGGATGGCCGTCCGACGCAAAACTAGCCTGGGATCGCCTGCCCAAAGCTGCACAAGACGCGTTGCGCGCGGACTTGGACGCGGGGCGGATTACCGTTGGCAAGCCAGCGCAGGGCACAACCGCACCCGATCCGGTGCGGGAAGTGGTGAAGGCATATCAGCCGGAAATCTCGCGGCGTGGCATGGCGCCCGAACAGGCGGTCAAAGTCCTGTTTGAAGCCCAGCGCGCGCTTGACGAAAACCCGGTAGCGGCCCTGATCCAGCTTGCCCGCAGCTACGGTGTGGACCCAGCAACCCTTGCGCCGAGCAATGGCGCGCAAGCCTCGCCCCAATCTGCCGATTCCGTCTTGGGTCAATTGCAGCAGGAAGTGGCGACGCTCAGGGGATATCTGACGCAACAGCAGCGCGCGCAACATGACGTTGTCATGGCGGAACAGCATCGCATCATTGACGATTTCGCCAACACGAAAGCGGCGGATGGTGTGGCGGCTTATCCGTATTTCGAGCAAGTGCGCGTGACCATGGGCAATCTGATGCAGGCCGGCGAAGCCAAAAGCCTGAAGGATGCCTATGAAATGGCGGTTTGGGCGCGGTCCGATCTTCGTGAACGTATCCTGCAGGATCGTTCAAAAGCGGAGACGGAAAAGCGCGAAGCCGAGGCCCGTAAAGCCGCCGATGAGGCGCGCAAAAAGGCCGTTAGCGTCAAGAGCAACCCGAGCTTCACCGCCAATGCAGCCCCGACCGGCAGTTTGCGTGACGAGCTTCTGCGCAATTTCTCTAGCGCTTCCCTTTAGGAGATAACCCATGGCCGTATCCCCCGGCTTGAATGAAGTGGTGACGACCACCCTTCGCAATCGCTCCGGCAAGCTTGCCGACAACGTATCCCGCAACAATGCCCTGCTGAACCGCCTGCGCGAACGCGGCAAGGTGAAAACCTTTGCCGGCGGCCGGTCCATCGTGCAGGAAATCGAATATGCGATGAATGGCACTTATCGCCGGTATTCCGGCTATGAAGTGCTGAACATCGCGCCGTCCGACGTGATGACGGCGGCCGAGTTCCCGATCCGCCAGGCGGCGGTGGCGGTGTCGATTTCCGGCCTTGAAATGCTGCAAAACAGCGGCAAGGAAGCGGTGATTGATCTGCTGGAAAGCCGCATCGGCAATGCCGAGCGCACTTTCATGAACAGCTTGTCGTCCGACATTTACAGCGACGGCACCGCTTCGGGCCAGATTACCGGCCTGCAAGCGCTGATCGCCAATTCGCCGGGTTCCGGCACCATTGGCGGCATTGATCGCGGCACTTGGCAGTTCTGGCGCAACATCAGCTTCTCTGCCGTGTCTGACGGTGGCGCGGCGGTCACCAGCGCCAATGTGCAGTCCTACATGAACCGCGTTGCCATTCAGTTGGTGCGTGGCAATGACGGGCCGGACCTGATCGTGGCGGACAATAACTATTACCGCCTGTATCTGGAAAGCCTGCAGGCCATCCAGCGCGTGACCGATGAGCGCACCGCGGCTGCTGGTTTTGCCGCCCTGAAATACTACGGCGCGGGCCGTAGCATTGACGTGGTGCTTGACGGTGGTTTCCAGGGCTTCAGCACTGACCCCGGTGGGGTTGGCGGTGCGCCGACGGATCGGATGTATTTCTTGAACACGAATTACATCCACTATCGCCCGCACCGTGACCGCAACATGGTTCCGCTTGATCCTGACCGTTTCAGCGTCAATCAGGATGCCATGGTGAAGCTGATCGGCTGGGCCGGCAACATGACCCTTTCCAATGCGCGCCTGCAGGGCGTGCTGCGCGCCTAATAGGAGGGCCAACAAATGTCTTTTTCGATCTCTTCCATTGAAGGCGTCAATCCGTTCGATATTTGGACGGTTGACACCACTAAGCTGGAAATTCCGGCTTCCCCGATTGCGGCTGGCACGCGCAGCCATGCCGCGCTGAACGGCGAGTTCGTTTGCGTGTCAAATGCGGGGTCTTCCGCTTTGGCCGTGGGCGATGTGGTGTTCATGAATGCCAGCTTCGCCGCGACGCCGCTTAGCACGTCCAACGACGCGCGCGGGCAGATTGTTGGGGTGGCGGTTGCCGCCATTCCTGGCACGTCTGGCACCATCACCGGTTATGGCTGGGTGCAAGTGAAGGGCACGGCAACCGCGCGCGTTCTGGCGAGCGCGGCGGCCAATGCGCGCTTGAACACCACGGCGACGGCCGGCGTGCTGGACGATGACGGCACCGCCGGTTCGTTCCAGGTGCAAGGCCTGTATCTGACCACGGCCAATGGTGCCGGCACCAATGCCACGGCTTGCGTGCTGAATTACCCGTTCGTGGACGTGTCGCTCTAACGGGACGGGCCGGGCATATCGCCCGGCCCCTTCCATTTCCAAGGAACAACCAATGTCAGACGATTTCGCGCTCATGGGTGGAACGGTCCACCCGGACGGCACGGTGTCCATGGGCAGCGATGCCCGGCTTTATGTGGAGTTCTTCGCGCATTCGGAACACCAGCCCTTTAAAAGCCAAGAGGCAGGGCGGCCGATTTACGAAAAGCGCGACTACATCAAAATTATTCAGCCCGGCGAGCGTGATCAGATGATCCGCGAAGTGACCGAGTTGGACCGGTTGCGCTTTCCGCGCCAGTGGCAGGCTTACGCTAACCAGCAGCAGCAAATGCCGGACGGCACGCCGATTGCGGTGATGTTTCCGCAAGACCCGCAAATCTGCGACCAGATGCGCGCCTTGAAGGTGCATACGGTGGAGCAGCTTGCCGGGCTTGGCGAGGAAGGCATCAAGCGCTTGGGCATGGGCGGGCGGGCTTATGTGGAGCGCGCCAAAGCGTTCCTGGCCGCCGCGTCCAACATGACGGGCGCACATGAGATGCAGCGCCAGATTGAAGCGCAAACAGATGAGATTGCCACGCTCAAGGCGGCCCTTGAGCGGTTGCAGGCGGAATTGGCCGCAAACCCCAAGCGTCGCCGGGCGGCGCAGGAAGAGGATTGATACAATGAACGGTCTTGGTTCTGATATGATGGGCCTTGGGATGCCTTCAGCGCTTGCCAATCTGGTAGGCGAAACCATCCCGGCATCGGTTGCGGGTGCTGGCACGGCGCAGTCGGGCGCGACGCCGCTTACGGGCACGATCAACCAAGTGACGACTTCGGCGGGCCAGACGGCGGTGTTGCTGCCTTCCACGCAACCGCTTGGCACTTCCGTTCAGGTCTATGTCAGCACCGCAACGGCGGCGCTGGTGTTTCCGCCTTCAGGTGGCGGTATCAACGAAGGCGCGGCAAACGCTTCCTTCAGTGTGGCGCAATCCCGTGTGGCGTCCTTTGTTCGCGTGAGCGCGACAAAGTGGATCGCGCAGTACGGCGCCTAAGACATGAGCTACACTTGGCTTCAGCTTGGCCAGGCCGTGGCAGCGGAAATGGGGCTTGGCGCCATTCCCGCTTCTGTGGCTGGCGCAACCGATGATCAGACGCGCCAGATTGGCGCGCTGGCCAATCGGTGCGGTGAGATGCTGGTTCGCATCCGTGAATGGGTGGCGCTGCAAGCCGAGTGGGATATTACGGTTGCCGCGCCGATTGACCTGACCGGCAATGTGACATCCGGTTCTGTCACAGTCACGGGGCTTGCCAGCACGGCGGGGCTTTTGGCCGGCAGGATGGCCGTATTGGGCGACGCCATGACGCAGGGCACGCGCTTGGCGTCCGTGGTGGACGTCAACACGGTGACACTGACGCAGCCCGCCACGGCCACCATAACGGGCGCGGCGCTGTCCTTCTGCCAAGACGTTTACGCGGCGCCGCCGGATATGCTGGCGCCGATCAACCGCACCTTTTGGGATCGCACGCGGCGCTGGGAATTGGTTGGCCCGATGTCACCGCAGGAAGATGAGTGGATGCGGTCCGGCATTGTGGCGACCGGCCCGCGTCGGCGCTTCCGGTTCATTGGCAGGGGCGACAATGTGTTCCGCATTTGGCCGCCGCCTGGCGCGCTGGATAGCCCGGCGTCATTGGCGTTTGAATACATCTCGGCCCATTGGGCCACGGCGGCGGATGGTTCGGCCAAGGCGCGTTTTACGGCCGACGCTGACACCTGTGTCTTTTCCGATGATTTGATGCTGATGGGCGTGAAATGGCTTTGGTTGCAGTCCAAAGGCATGGAATACGCGGCCTTCCGTGATGATTGGATGCGCCAAGTGGGCCAAGCCGAGGCGACGGACGGCGCCAGCCCCACCCTGGATATGGCGCGCGGGCGTTGGCCGATCCTGATTGGGCCGGGAAATGTGCCTGACACGGGTTATGGCGCATGATACCGCGCCGACAGGTGCCGCGTGTGGCGCGCGGTGTAGCGCGGCAAATTCCGGCGCCGGTTGGCGGGCTGAACGCGCGCGATAGCGTCGCCAGTATGCCCGGCAGTGATGCGCTGATCTTGGACAATATCTTCCCCGAGCGGTCATGGGTGGAGGTGCGCAAGGGCTATACCTCGCACGTAACCGGCATGACCGGCGCGGTTGAAACCCTGATGGACTATAACGGCCCAACGCCGCGCCTGTTTGCAGTGGCCAATAACAGCATCTTTGACGCGTCCAGCGCGGGCGCGGTGGGGGCGGCGGCCGTCACAGGCCTGACCAATAACCGCTTCCAATTCACCAATTTCACCAATGCGGCGGCAAGTTGGCTGATCTGCGTCAATGGCGCCGATGGGGTGCGCACTTGGGACGGTAGCGCCTGGGCGACCCAAACCATCACGGGCGTCACGGCGGCTAATCTGTTTTGCGTCACTACCTGGAAGCGCCGGGTGTGGTTTGGCGAACAGGACACGTCCAAAGCGTGGTATCTGCCGACTGACGCGGTGAGTGGTGCAGCCAATTCCATCAACCTTGGCGCGGTGTGGCGTTATGGCGGCACCATTGCGGGGATCGTGGCGCCATCCTTTGAGAATTTCGGCACCGGGCTTGACGACTACATCGGGTTCATTTCAACGCGCGGTGAATTGGCGCTGTATCGCGGCACGGACCCGGCAAGCGCCAATACCTTCACCCTGCAGGGCGTGTTCCGGCTTGGCGCACCGATTGGCCGGCGGTTTTACGTGCAGACGGGCGGCGATATCGCCCTGTTGAATGTGGATGGCGTGGTGAGCCTGACCGAAGCCATGCAGCTTGACCGCAGCGTGTCGCAAAAGAGCGCGGTGACGGACAAGATCACGCGGTTATTCACGGACGCGGTGCAGCTCTACGGCAGCAATTTCGGCTGGCAATTGACGGTTTACCCGGAGGGTCATCGGGTGATTGTCAACGTGCCGATCAGCAGCACGGTTGCGGTGCAATACGTCATGAACACGCTGTCGGGCGCGTGGTGCCGCTATACCAATCACAACGCGGCCTGTTGGGCGACATGGCAGGGCGGGCTGTATTTCGGCGGCATGGCCGGTGGCGTGGTGTATCGCGCCGATTTCGGCACCAATGACAACGGCGCCGATATCGCCTGGGGGCTGAAGACTGCCTTTAGTGACTTCAAAGTGCCCAGCCGCATGAAGCGTTTTACGCTGCTGCGCCCGCTGATCCAGGCGACCGATAACCCGAATGCGTCCATTGCGCTTGACGTCGATTACGGCGACCAAGCGGCGCAGAACGTGCCGTCTTATTCCAGCACATCAGCCTTGTGGGATAGCGGCGTGTGGGATGTTTCATCCTGGGGTGGCACGCAAACGCTGCGC